ATATAGATGACGAGTATTATGAAGAACTTTATGACTATTTAATAGAAATAGATGTAGATTTAAATACATTAAACATTGATGACTTGGTAGTTAATGGTGTTCAATTTCTTGATAAAGAAGATTGTGAAGATTACTACATACTAAAAGAAACCGACAGTGGATGTTGGGTAATATAATTATTTGGGGGTCTTTGACCCCCTTTTAATTTTTTATAGTATATTTAACCTCTCAAAATTAAAATATGGAAGACAGAGAAATAGAACACATGTTGTTAGGTAAAATTATGCTTAATGATAAAATATTAGAAAAATATTCTGATACACTACACATTGATTTGTTCCAATATCCTATAAGCAGAAAAATATTTTCTACTATGATAGAATTAAAAAACGAAGGCAAAAGTGTAGACTTAGTTACATTAAATACTGGGCTAGAAAATGAAACAGATTCTTTTTCTCCAGTATTAGCGGAATGTACGTCTAAAGGACACTCTTTAGCTAATGTAAGTTCTTGTATACAAACTTTAGAGAGTATATATCAGAAAAACAAACTAATGACAATATCTCAAAACATTAGTAACTCTGTTAAAAACAGACACAAATTACATAAAATTATAAGTTCTGTACAAAATGAATTAGCTGAAATTAATACATCTAAAGTTATTGAATTAGATGATTTGTCGTTACAATTAAAAAACACATTATCAGATATAAATAATAGAATGTCAACAGACGGCTTGTTAGGTATAGCGACAGGTTTTGATAAAATAGATAAATTTACAGGGGGTTGGCAGGAAACCGACTTAGTTATTATCGGAGGAGCTTCTTCTATGGGTAAAACTAGTTTTGCTCTTGCCATATTATTAAATGCTTGTAAGTATTCTAACACTCCGTCTGTGATATTTTCTTATGAAATGAGTAGTAATCAATTGTTAAAACGATTAATATCTATGGAATCTTCTGTAGAAAATAATTATATAACAAACGGAACACTTGGTAAAGATGAATATCTTAAAGTAAATCAAGCTATTGGTAAAATAGAAAAACTACCTATTAATATAGATGAATGTAATATTACTAATTTAAATTATTTGGTAAATAGAATTAAAAGTTATGTAAAGAAAAGAAGTATAAAACTAGTATTAGTAGATTACTTACAATTAGTTACTTACACAACTAAAAATTCTACAAGAGAACAAGAGGTTAGTAAAGTAGCTAGAACATTAAAAAATCTAGCAAAAGAACTTAGTATAACTATTATAGCTTTATCACAATTAAATCGTGGTGTTGGTATGCGTGCAATGGGTAAACCAACTTTATCAGATTTACGTGAATCTGGAGAAATAGAACAAGCTTCCGATATAGTTATATTAATACATAGGCCTGAATATTATGGTATAAAACATGATGATTTAGGTAATGACACTAAAGGTGTAGCTAATATTATATTTGCTAAAGGTAGAAATATTGGCGTAGGAGAAATACCTTTAAAATTTATTAGTAAATTAACTAAATTTGAAAACGCATGACGTTACCAGCAAAAATTATAATTACAACAACGATTTTTATATTCATGATATATATATCTATACAAATATTAGGGTATATATGTCTAGCTGTTATATCATATTACGGGATAAAACATTTTATTAACAAAGTTTTGTCATTAAAAAAATAATGTTTATTTTTGTCAATCACTTAAATAAATAAGTGATGTAATATGGGAGAAAAAAAATCACGTTTATCACAAATCATTGATGAAATTTCACATGACTTAAGTGTGGATAAAAGTACAGTACGTAGTGTGCTTACTTTATTATTCAAGGAAATAGCAATAACACTTATCTTAAAAGGTAAGCCAGTGTTGATTAGAAGATTTGTTAAATTCGTTATAGCTTTACGAGGAATTAACAAAATAAGAAAAGATATAAATAATGTAAATAAAGAAGAAAATGAACTTAAGAGAACTGACTAAAGAACTACCATATAAATGGAGAGTTCAATCAGCTAGGTATGGTAAAGCTGCTTGTGTAGCTTACATAGACGCTAGAGACGCTCAAGACTTATTAGATGAGGTTGTAGGACCTAGTAAATGGTCTACAGAATACTACGAATCATGTGGATTATTGATGTGTCGTGTTGGTATACACACAGAACATGGTTGGGTATGGAAATCAGATACTGGTTCCGAATCTAATGTAGAAAAACAAAAGGGACATGCATCAGACGCATTTAAACGTGCGTGTGTATCGTGGGGTATAGGTAGATTTTTATATAGACTACCAATACAAACCCTTAAAACTAAGGAATATAAAGGTAAAGAATATCCTTATGCACCAGAAAAAGATAAGATTATCTTTGATGGCGAAACTTTAACAAAATATATAAACTGGAAAATTAAAAACAATAAATAATGAAAGTATTACCATTTGACTTAAACACAACATCTTCTAAACCAGAAGGTAAACAAGAGTATTTAAAACCTGGGGCTCACCACTGTAAAGTTGTAAGTATAACAACATCTGATTTAATAGACAACTACAAAGGCTCACCATTTATTACATTTAATGTAACAAGTAATAACAAAAACGGTAGAGTACAAATGTGGGCAGTTAAACAAACTGACAAACCTTCAACACAAGATTGGAAGAAAAAACAAATGAAAGACTTCTTAGTCAACGCAGGTGTGTCTGATTTCTCTGACGATTCTAAAGCTATGAATGATGTTATAGGTAAAGACTTAATGATAACATTTATATCAGAAGAGTATGTTACGGTTAACAGAGAAACAGGAGAACCAGTAATTAGAGAAGCTGTTAAATATAGATGGAGTAATAAAGCGGGAGCAAACTGTGCTTATAGTCCAGATATGAATAAAAAACTATCAAATGAAGATAGAGACAAATACAAAGTAATGATGAAAGATTATCAAGGAACATCAGCTTCTGTAGAAAACGCTGACGGTATGACAGACGAAGATATGCCGTTCTAAAACAAATAATGATGGTAAATGAAATTTTCATAGCGGGGAATGTCCCTTCTAGTAAGAATGGTAAAAGATGGACTGGGAAATATCTTATACATTCTAAGACTACAATGAATTATATCAAAGAATCTAAAGAAGATTACGTAAGTAATAGGAAAAAGTTTCTGGATATGATTGAGGGTAAACAACCTCCCTATAAGATTTCATTTACTTTTCATAGAAGTACAAGAAGAAAATTTGATTATATAAATCCAGCACAAACTGTACAGGATTTAATGGTAAAATACCAATGGATAGAAGATGATAATTGTGAATTTATCAGACCATTTTTTGACGAATATACATACGACAAAGAAAATCCAGGTGTAACAATTAAAATATTATGAATGTATCAAGTATAAACGATTTTGTAGAAAAATATTGTGAACTACATGAAATAACACAAAATAAATTATTTTCATCAAGTAGACATAGGCCTTTAGTAGAAAAAAGAATGATATTAGCTTACTTTTTACGTAAAGGTACAAACATGAGTTGGAATGCAATAGGTAAATTAATGAACAAAAACCATGCTTCTATGATACACTATGTGAATAAAATAGAAACATTAATCACAATATATCCATATTTAAAAAGAATGTTTGATTCAACTAACGAATTATATTCTCAGTTTGAACACACTTTTAAAGAGCATAGTAATATATATAAAGAACTATTAATAGAAAATCAAAAATTAAAAGATAGAATTAATAGAAATATAGATATGATAAATACAATAATAGAAGAAGATAAAAAAGGTTATTTAATACAAATTGAACAATAATGACAAAAACAAAAAAAACAAAAACAAAAATTAAAATACAGGGTAAAAATTATATGGTTCATCCTGAAGTAGAAGACTCTATTAAATTCTTAAGCGAAATAATTAGAGCTCATGAAGTAGCTTTATTAACTTGGGTTCATAAAATATGGAACAAGCAAGCTTTTGACGATAAAGACATAAAAGACTTTGAAAAAAGTATGTATGAATACACTATGAGAATACCAAACGCTAACGACATATTAGCAAATATGATGAACATAGACAAACAAAAACAAGATATAGAAGAAGAGTTGAAAGATGAGTAATTTAACACACAGTAATTATTATCAAGACAGAGAATATATATCTAACTCTATGTTAAATCATATATCTATATCTCCAGAATATTTTAAACACATGTATGATAATCAACAAATAGCTACACCAGCTATGAAATTAGGTTCAGCTATACATATGGATATATTACAACCTGGAGAGTTTCTTAAACATTATGCAATATCTCCTAAATTTGACAAAAGAACCAAAAAAGGTAAAGAGGATTTTGCAGAATTTACTAAAAATAATATGTTTAAGAATATTATTTCTGAATCTGACTATGAGTTAATAACGGAAATATCTTTAAAGGTAATGAATGACACCGCGGTTCATCAACTTTTGAAACATGGTGAAGCAGAAAAAATTGTAACATGGCACAATAAACATCATGATGTAAAGTGTAAGGGTATGTTAGACTATCATAGAGATGATATGATAATAGACCTTAAAACAACTAAAGATTGTTCTTATAGTGGATTTATGAAATCTATGATTCAATATAAGTATCATAAACAAGCTGCCTTTTATATGGACGCTGTAAAAGCTACACGATTTATAATTGTAGCTATTGAAAAAACAGCTCCATTCGCTATCAATATATTTGAGTTAGGTGACGATATGATAGATGAGGGTAGAGACATGTATAACCAAGAATTGGAAATCTATAAGTATTGTATGGATAATGATTATTGGCCTGGTTCAGGTTATGACCCATTAGATAAAGATGCTGAAAGGACAATTCACATATTAACCAATAATTATGAGTAAGAAGTCGGTATTATTTGAAGGGGGGGTAGAAAAAATATCTACCCTCTCTGACGGCTCATTAAGGATACATATAGGTACTCCTGAGCTGTCAAACGAAACTATGGTAAATCTATTCAATTTAAATAGAAAAACAGGGTATGTATTATTATCACCATACCCTATAAATCAAGACCAAAAAGACGCTGTAGAAAAAGCTGCAGAAAATATAGAACACGAATCTACAGAATTTGGAAACAAAACACCAAGTCAAAGATTACGTGCAGTATTATATGTGTACTGGGAAAAAACACAACCAAAACAAATTAATCCTGATACAGGCAATATAGAGTTGGTTGAATTTGATTTATTTTATAAAAGAGAGTTAAATAAAATTGTTGAACATTATAAAACTAAACTAGACTAATGGCGGTAAAATCATTTGTATTTAAAAAAGTAAAACAGAAAAAAAGACCTGGCGTTCACGCTAAGTCTAAAACTTCTAAGTTAAAACAAAGTATTAATTATAAAAAGAAATATCGTGGACAAGGAAGATAAACATAATAAATATTATTATGAATTAGATAGAAATTTACCATATGTAGATTCTACAAACAATTTAGATAATGATAAACAAGACAAAAGAATACCTGACTATTACAAAGGCAAAGAAGGTTACGAAGCTAGAAAGGTTTGTGATAACTTTGATTTATCTTACCATTGTGGCACAGCAGTAACTTATATTCTGCGAGCTTATAGAAAACATGATACACCAGTAGACTGTATTAAAAAAGCTATAGCTCATCTAGAATTTGAATTAGAAAAATTAAAAAATAAATAATATGGAAATAACATTATCAATATTTACATACGCGATAGGATTTGTTTCAGGAATGTATGTGTTATCACAACTAGAAAGTGGGATAAAATCTAGAATAAGAAACAATGAAACATTAAAGAACTTAAAGAAATACGATAAAAAAAATGATAATTCACAAAGTAAATAGAAAAACATTTACTATAAGACCCTCTGGGAGGAGTACAGATTTTATTTCTCCTAGTTTTGGACACGGTTGTTTATACAACTGCTCTTATTGTTATATGAAACGCAATAAACCTTACGGCCTTAGTATAGCAAAAAACACAGAAGATATACTTACTAGCATAAATAATCATGTAACTTTTGACGATACAATTAAACCAAATCAAACACACCCAGAATACATAACGTATGATATAAGTTGTAATGAAGACTTTGCTTTACACGCTAAACATCATGAGTGGGAGAAAATATTTACATTTTTTAAAGACCATCCTAAAGCTATGGGTAGTTTTGCTACTAAGTATGTAAATCCTGAATTAATTAAATTTGACCCTAAAGGTAAAATACGTATACGATTTAGTTTAATACCACAACATAAGGCAGATATACACGAACCACACACATCTAAAATTATAGACAGAATAAAAGCAATTGACGCTTTTATAGATTCTGGTTACGATGTTCATGTAAACTTTAGTCCTGTAATAGTATATGACGGATGGTTAAATGATTATAGGTTTTTGTTTAATATGTTAAATGATTATGTAGATTATAAAAACCAAGTCTTAGCAGAAGTTATATTTCTTACACATAATTTTAAAAGACATAAGTTTAATTTAACTAGTAATCCTGAATCAGAAAAAGACTTGTGGGTTCCGCATATACAAGAAGATAAAATATCACAATATGGTGGTGTTAACACAAGATATAATCATAAGCTAAAACGTGAGTATATAAATCAATTTATAGATTTACACAATAGTATTATACCTTGGAACACAATAAGATATATATTTTAATAAAATAAATAAATATGATTAGTTATATAGGAGGTAAAAGCCGAATGGCTAAATGGATATCAGAATATATCCCAAAAGATATAGAATCCTACACAGAAGTGTTTGGAGGAGCTTTCTGGGTATATATTAAAAGTGATGTACATACATTACCAAAATTAAAAAAAGTCGTTTATAATGACGTAAATAGGTTTATGGTTAATTTGTTCCAATGTTGTACAGAGCCATATTTCTTTAATAAACATATGGAAGAATCTGAAATCAAATCACAAAATGAAAAACTATTTTATGAATATCAAGAAGAAATAAAAAATACTTGTGATATAGGTTTTAATGACTATTCATTTGACATGGCTATGAAATACGCTTACATAGCTACACAGGTATTTAGTGGTAGTAAAATTATGGAGTCTAAATATATAGACCTTAAAGGTAAATATAATTCAAAATTTGATGCGTTTAGAAAAAGATTGATGAATCCTGATGTTATACAAAAATTGCACAAAATTACTAACTGTGAAAATTTAGATTATACAGAATGTATTTCTAAATATGATGGAGTAGAAAGTTTCTTTTATGTAGACCCACCATATTGGAAAACTGAAAATTATTATTCTAATCATGACTTTGATTCATTAGACCATGATACATTAGCTAAATGGTTACAGAATATAAGAGGTAGGTTTGCACTATCTTATTATTATTTTGAAGAACTAGAACATATGTATCCTAGAAAAGATTTCCGATGGGTGAGTAAAGAGTTTACAAAAGCTGCTGGAGCACAAAAAGGAAAGAAACAGAATAAAGGAGAAGAACTATTAATAATGAATTACTAATGGACAATATAGAACCTGGTGAAATAGTTTATTGTGATATTACTTATGAATATGAAAAACCATATCGTAATAGAACTAAAACAGAAACTATAGAAATTATAAATGTTGTATTTGGTAGGGAGTATGTAGACACATACCCCCTGCTAAAATATAAAGTTTATAATAGAGACATAAGAAAAATTAATCCTAAAAAACCTCCTCAATGTGATGTACGTGTCATAGACTTAAAGGTACACGCTAGAGTAGGATTTAAACATAAAAATAGAGGTTATGTAGAAGTAGCTAGAAATACACAAATAAGAAATAAAATAACTGGAGCTTATGAATAATTTTAAAAATATTAAAAAAATATTAAAAACACAAATAGAAAAAAATACACACGTATTTTGGACTTTTGATGAGGACAAAATGGAATTTACACAAATATATAAAAACTATAATAATGGTTTAACTATATATACTCCATCACAATTGTTTAACCATATTATAGATTATGCAAAAACAAGACAAGATTAGATACTATAAAAAATATATAAAGTATTTAGAAAAGTGTATAAAAAGAATTAATAACTATATTAAAAAATTAGAAAGAGATTAATTGATTTCTACATTATAATTTAATATACCTTGCAATCCATTTTTTCTATGATATAAAAAAGCTTGAGCTTTTTTGATATTACCTATATACCCCTTACTATCGTGCCAATAATCTGTTGCAGACATTGAAGATAGATTACGAACTGTTATACCTTGCAGTTCTTCAATAGCTTGTAGTTTTGTAGATTTGTTAGTATGTAGATGACCTCTATGTACCTCAACATAGTCTACATCACTCCAAGCGTTTTTATATCTTTGTGAAATTATACCTGGTAAATCGTTAGTTTTAGGTCCGTCACCATGGTCTGATATTACCATGTTCTTACCATATACTAACATTTTCATTAAACTATCACCGTTATCTACTTTTACGTCATTATGGTTTTCAAAATATAATTCTAGGGTGTCTCCTAAATGCATCATAGATTCTCTGTCGTGATTACCTGGTATTACCATAACATGAACAGGAGCTATTTCAGATAAATAATTAATTACTTTAATCAATAGTTTTCTGCCTGCTCTATACATATCTATATGATAATTAGTATTAAATTGTGGTGTACCTCTTGTTGTAGCTGGTATAGGCCAATCTCCATCTGCATTTAAAAAATCATGACCAGCTATAAATAATATTTTATCTATATAATATCCTTGAGCCCTGTATAATAAATGTTCAACAGCGTCTACTAGTCTTTGTTCTGCAATCTTTAAATCATACTTATCTCCTTTTATACCTATTTTACCTAGGTGTAAATCAAACGCTGATATCTCTAATAAATATTTATCTCTTTTATCTTGTCTGTCCCTTTCTTTTTTTGCTACCAAAGGTGATAAGTTTGATAAATCTTCTTTTATTTTTTCTTTGATTAACTTTACATTTAATTCTTCTTTGATAGGTTTCAGGAAAGCTTTACTTCTATACATAGTAACTGTAATAGGATTACGGTCATTATCAAATCCTGTAACCTCATATGTCCCTATATCATATTTCTCTACATACCATTTATCTAAATCTACTTTACATTGAGTGAGTAAATCTTCTAAGGTTTTAACTCTTGTGCAGTTTTCTGCTATTGCTACCGCTTCTCCTTTAGATTCTTGGAAATTATAAACTTCTTTTTCTTTAGGCATGTTGTCAGGATTCTTTTCTCTCATCCTTCTCGCTATAGCTCTAATCTGTTCATAATTAGTTCCGAATTTTTTTGCTGTATCAGCATATTTACTACGCTGTAATTGTGGATTTTCTTTTAAATACTTAATTATTTTATCATTCAAACTCATAGTTTTATAATGTTATTTTATATGTCTATAAAATTATTTTATAATTGTTTGAATATGAAGGTCTTAGAAAAAAAGTTATTAACACACTTATTAACTATGTATAGCGTAAGTAACATCTATTGTTGATGCACTTGCTGACATGTAGAAATATACTGTTTTTTCTACATTTGCAAACATTGAAGAGGGTGGTTCAAAACTATTAGTTACTACTCTAGCACCCCCACCTGTTAATACGCTTGAGAGTACACTAGCCAGACTTACAGTTTCTAGAGTTGACATTGTATCTCCCATTAGTCTAATTGTTGTTCCTCCTGTTACGTCTGTTATTACTCCTGAACCTACTGTAAATGTTAATTTATCTGGACTGTCAAAACTCCAATGTAAATCAAAAGCAGGTGAAGATTCTTTATTGCAAACTGTTAAGTTTAATAATGATTGTCCTGGTTTTAATGTAAGGATGTGTGTGACTTCACCACCCCTAGGTTTTGCAAAATTCAATTTTGGTGAATTAGAAGACACCAAGACATTTGACCTTTTGTTGTCAACGTCTTGCTGCTTCTTTCTTAAGTCTTTATTTATTGATTTGTTTGGGTAGTCCTGTCTATTCGTAGATAAACTATCTCTTCTTGATAACTTTTTATACCTATCCTTGTCTTTAATTAAAGGCATAGTCTATTAGTCATCAGAAGCTATTCCTGTATCAGGACCATCACAAATTAAGTATTGTACTTTTTGTGCTGCTGTAGTAGCTGCTAAATCTAAATTAGCAGAACCATCAGCCGCTCCGTCTATATGAATTGGAGAAAACATACATACACCTGGCTTCAAATCAGCTATAACATCACCATCTGGTTTTACAGCTACTGGATAATCTGTATCTACATTTTTTATAAATACAAATATCATATCTTTATTATGACTTGCTAAGTTAATAGTAGTATCTGAAGTTCCGTTAGTTAATATTTCACCTGTAGATATTAAAGCTGAATCTACCGTAGTAGCTCCTGTAGTAAAAGATGGTGAAAATGAAAGTACTTGATTTCCATCTGAATCTGTTAATGTTAAAGTTCCTGATACTGTTACTGATAATGTTTGTGTTGCCATTTTTTTATATTTTTATTAAGCGTTAGCGTCTATTTCAATTGCAGCGTATTCTATTGTAACCGTTGCTGTATCTGCTCTTGCTGTTGTTGTACCTGTACCCTTTATCACTGTCATTAAAAAATGACCTGGTTCTAATATACCTATTAAATCAGCAGCAGAAGAAGCTCCATCATATATTTTAACAAAGTTAGTATCATCTAAATTTTTAACATATATCATTCTACCGTGCCCTGGAGCAGCCATTACAGTTGAATCACCATCATGAGCTACATCTATTCTTCCTGTAGCTATTTGGTCTACACCTGTTATATTTAGTGTGTAACTACCACTTTGAGTTTGACTATATCCAGTTCCCGAGGAAGCTGTCATACTTAAAGAACAGCTAAGAGTATAATTTTTTGCCATCGTTTTTTAATTTTTTACAAAGTTAAGAATTTTTTTTATTATATATACTATCTTTAATTTTTTTTATATCAGCACATTTTTCGTATTCTTCAGTTTCTATGAAGTGATTTATTATATCATCATATATATCTTCTTCTATTTCATCTTTTTCACTATAAGGTTCAAATGGTAATGCACAACCATTATAGTCTAATAAATCTTCTATAGATAATTTTCCCATAAGTAAATAATATGCATTTTTATATACATCTTTAAATATTATGTTTTTATCTGAAGACATTACATTAAGTCCTTGCTTTCTAATAAAGTGTAAGAAAATGAATTACCCCATACTTCTCTAGCTGTTTGACATATATTGAGAAACGCATGCCAGTCATCATTAGAAGCAATTACTTGACATCCTGCTGACCATTTGTTAACATACGTAGATGTTTTACCTTCTAGAGCTGTAGCTCTATGTATATTTATACCGAACACACCTGTGTCACAAGTAGACTCATCAAATTCATATTTATCATTTCTGTTATTATCTCTATATACTGTTACAGGTTTCTTTTGTCCTAGAGCTAAATATTTACCACTATGTAATCTAAGTTTGTGTGAACCTCTATATTGTCCTGGTTTTAATACCGCGCAACCTATTTTATCTATCCAAGGGTTTTCCATCCAATCATCACCTGGGTCTGTAGTACATTCATATTCATGATATTTCCACTCACCGTTTTCATCTTTATAAGATATAGTCATTATATCATCAAACTTATTTGTAACCTTTCCATTAGTATCAGAGTTTCTAATACCAATAATATTTACATCATAATTGTCGTTAGTAAAGTATTTATATCCTTTTTCTAACATAGCCTTCTGAATTGACTCTCTGTAGTATTTCATTTTACTTTTTTGTTTTTTCAAGTGAACGACCTCCAAAATAAGCTCCAATCACTGTAATTAATACTAATTGCAATAAATCTGTCCATTTTGCTTCAACTACAAAGTTAATAATTCCCGCGTCTATAAAGATTAATAATACTGTTGATATTACTAAAAATATTAACACTAATGGTCTAACATTTTTACTTAACCAAGAATCAGATTTCATATCCGCTTCCCATCTTGTAGATATTTCTTTTTCTAAACTAGTTTGATACGAAGCAATTAATTCTTTTATCTTTTGTTCTGCCTCTAACTTTTCTTCTTTTGAAGTATGTAAGTTGTCTATGACTCCACCTACACCCTCTACTAAATCTTTAGCTCCACCGCTAAATATTGTTCCTAATATACTCATAATTTTATTTTTTGTTATTAATAGTTCTGTTGATTATTATTTTCTGTATTATCAGTTATTGAACTTATTGGCAAAGGTAAATTTGGTCCAGGTATGTTTCCTGACGGGTCAGCTGGGTCTGGACTTAAACCTTCACAACCACTTTGTAAACATTCTGCTTTAGTTAAATATTGTCCAGTTGAACCCTGTATTTGTATACATTGATATCCAAATTTAGGATGGTCTCCTATCATAGCACAGTCCCAACTAGTTTTTACTGATGTATTTGGAAATGAACCACTACAACATGGTCCTTTATATATTTGGTATCCTCCAGCTTGATTAAAACCAGGAAATCCTACATGATGCTGAATTTGTGATACCTGAGAAAAATACCCTCTATATACTACACACATTTTATCTACAGCTTTAACAAAACCCCAATTACACATCGCACCTCCCGTAGCGGTTGCGTCTAATACTATCTCTTGTCCATTTGTCAATTGTGTTTGCCCAACACTAGCACAAACTAAATCATAAAAAGCTTGATTTTGACCTACTGATGTAGCAGGATAACTAGCATTCATAGGATGTCCCATAATCCAAAAACTTCTAGGCCATGTAGCGTTATCTCCACATGTCCAATCTGTTTGATTCCAGGTCATATATGTTGGGGGAGACATTTGTGTATTTATCCCTGCAACCGCGCATATACACCATTGGTGATAAGGTGGTAAAGGAGCTACCATTGTTTTTGTTAATTCATGACTATCTAATTCATTTACTGCCATAACTTTTATTTTTTATATGGAAACATTTTATTTAACTTTTCTTTTCTTTTATTACACCCACAATCAGAATCTACACTTATAATTTTAACAAGTTTTTCTACACCACTTTTTGTAATTATCTTTTGTAATGTATCTCCTAATCCTTTTGATTTATTATCTTTTTCCTCCATGATATTCTACTGCGTGTCCTTCGTTAATTAATAATTCGTTCAAATTTACTAAGGTTAATTTCTCTTGTCCGTCTACCATGTCTAACTGAATCTCTCCTAAACATCTACCAAACTTACCAACTCCATGAGAGTTTAAGGTTATATTTTTACATCCTTCTAGTAACTGCTTAACCCTATCTTTAGCAGCTAATCCTTTAGCTTTTTCTTCTAAATCTTTAGTTCTAGATTCTGGAGTGTTAATACCTAAAAATCTAATTCTTTTTTTTACTTTAATGTCAAATCCTAAATCTATCTCTGCATCAATAGTGTCTCCATCTACAACCCTTAGTAGACTTATTTTATAATTATACATTATCTTATTATATAGTTAATACCTAATTTAAAATTGTACCATTCTCTATTCCAATACTTATTGTATTTTCCTTCTACAAACACACCTAGTTGTTTGTTTAGTTTTTTACCAAATATAGTTCCTCCTGAATAATCATACCATTGCCCTCCTATAAAATTATGATAAGCGTATTCGTTACCATTGTCATAATGATACGGCATTAAATTACCCCAAGAATGTAGCCAAAAATCTTTTTTATAATAATAATAGTCAAATCCCACTACTAAAGAATAATTCCAAATTCTATCTAATTCATTTCTTTTTCTTTCTGTGTAATCTGACAATACTTTTGGTATTACTATTTGTTCCCATACATCAGAAGATACAGCTACCAAATTTCCATCTGCGTTATAATACATTTGATGATATACATCTACATTATATCCTTCCTGTAACGCTAAGTAAGTGTAGTGTATATTACCATTATCTAATTTCCATTCTTCTAATGGGTCATATCCATAAGGTTCAGCTATTCTTTGTACAGCTCCTATATTAAACGATAGTTTGTTGTTATAGTTATATCTATACCTTTGAGAACCTTCAAAGTAATCTACATCAGCAAATCCATCTTTTAGATACTCTACCTTAGCGTTCCAATTATTTCCCACATATCTAATAAAATGATGTTGGTCTAAATATTCTACACCCTCTTGTCTTTTGTAATTAGCTTCAAACAAAAACTCTAATCCTTTTATTTTTCCTATTGTTGCCGCGTCACTATAATTAGATTCGGTACCATCATAAAAAGTATTAGCTTTATTTTCATATCCAAATCTAGCTATTTTTCTAACACCTAAAGTTATATTGTAATCATAAGGAGTTTGTATCGTAGTAGTTGTCAATCCATCTGTCACAGAGAAAACATCTACATCTGATATAGACGTTCCTCCATTTATAGCTCCGTAAAAAGTAGAAAATTTAAAATATTTTTTTATATCAATTTCTTGTGATATGGAAAATAGAGGTAATAAAAGTAATATTATTATTTTTTTCATCTTACAATTTTCTTTTCTACTGTTCCGTCATCATATATAAAAAACAGCATTTTATTTTTTTCTATTTTAGCTGGCCTACCCAATATATCTGTAATCATTAATAAGTTTGCTATACGTTTTGGTAAAGGTCCTACCCATGTTCCCTCACAATAATCATAAGTTAATTGACATATGTTATCCCAATCGTTTTCACAACAATATTCGTCTACATCAATTACCCAAGCGTAGCACGGGTCATTTAACCAATATGGTACACCTGGTCCTGTTATACATCCAGCGTCATAGAAACATGAGTCTTCTATATTGACATTAGCTAATTCATTATACGAGTACGCATCTTGGTCCATACATCCTTCAACCACAGATATACACGAGCCATTATCAGTATTAGCTGTTGAATCATAATTAAAGGCAGCACTATCCATACAACCGTAAATATAAGGAATACAGCTAAAGTCTTCGGTATTAGCTTGTGGGTTAAAATTAAGCATACTAGGGTCAGTACAACCGTAAATATAAGGAGTGCAACTATTATTGTCTGCATTGGCTAAAGGATTAAAGTTAAACATTGTAGAGTCCATACACCCATAAACAAAAGGCTCGCAACTTCCATTATCTATATTAGCTATAGGATTGTAATTAAACATTGTAACATCCATACACCCATAAACTATATCTACACAAGAACTATCATCAACATTTGCGCTAGGAGAATAATTAAAAGCTGTACTGTCTGTGCATCCATAAATTGGTAATACACAAGAACCGTCATCAGTGTTAGCTGTAGAATCGTAATTTAACGATACAGGATTCATACACCCCTCAATAATAGGAACACATGTAGAATCGTCTACATTTGCATTAGGATTGTAATTAAAAGCTAAAGGATTAGTACATCCATACACTATAGTTATACAAGAACCTGGTATTTCTACATTAGCTGAAGGATTATAATTTAACGATGTACTATCCATACATCCTAATACTATTAAAGTTTGACATGTGCCATCATCATAATCTGCTGTAGAATCATATTCTATATATAAAGGATTCATGCATCCAGGATTATAATAACAACTTCCATCGTCAGTATTAACAGAATCTATATAATTAACAGCTGTAGAATCTATACATCCATATGTTTTTTCTTCACACGTATTACCGCAATTTGTTATTATTTGATATGGTAATAAAGGTTGTATAAATGGTGGTTGTATACTAATTAAAGTATCTCCTTCTGGGTTTATGAATGTAAATCCACACTCTATTGTAGTTAAACTAGCTTGCGATGATATATGAAATCTAAATGTTATTGGGTCTGGAGCTGTTAGTCCTACATAATAAATATCCTCAAAACCTCCTGTATGTGTAAATTCATATAATGTATCTGGATGTATTAGTTTTAAATGTGACCCAACCCACCCATTGCCCATTAAATCGTGCAATACAAGGGTATAAACACAAGTGTCTATTAACTCCATAGTGTTAGCTGTACTATCATAATTATACATAGACGTATCAATACATCCAAATATTTTTAATGTTTGACAACTTCCATCATCTATATCTGCAAAAGGATTCCATTCTACATAGTCATTATCTGTACACCCTAATATAGGTGGGCATGAATCAGAAACAAAAACATGTGCTGAGTCATTACCGAAAGCTGGGTCTGTACCATATACTAATGTATCATTACACTGTTTAACAAAATAAGAACCATCTTGTCCTTGCCATAACCCTCCGTTTAAACCATCTCCGTATGAATCATATATAGTAAATGTTAAATCTCCTTTAGGTATTTGAACTGGGATAACTACTGTAGCGTAATCAGGCTGTGAGTTGTAGTTTCCTCCTGAAGCATAAATTATCCCATTTGTGTCTTTTATATCCCAAGATGTCTCACTTTGGTATTGGTCTAAGTTTATAATAACTTTAGCTGGAACTAATTGAACTGGTGGAGGTTGAGGCATACATTGCGGAACCACTCTATTATGTATTAATCCTGAGTTAAATGTACTTACAGGATAATTTATTATTGTATCTCCACATATACTAACATAATATTCTCCATTAGTTATACCATCACCATAACTATCAAACATAACAAAAGATATATTAGTTATACTATCTGGAATATACACGGTATCAATATTCATTATATTAGACGAATCATAGTATCCATAAGGAACATGATGTAATGTATCTCCCTGATAAACAGAATCATATAATACCCATTTAGTTTCACTAGGATACGAATCTGTTTGTATATTTATAATAACTTCTTTTTGAGCAAAAGTTATTATAGGTAATAGTAATAGTAGTAATATTTTTTTCATTAGTCGTGTTGTGGTCTTAATTTTATTTTACCTCCTTTACCAAACCCAGCTTTCATTTCTGCATAACTTTCTGGACTAATTGTACTCTTAGCTTTAGAACGTGATGTACCTGCTTTTTTTCTTTTATTAATATTGTAATATAATCCTTTTTTTGCCATAATTAAAAATCTTCCATTAATAATTCATCTATATATTCTTGTATCTCTTTTCTTGTCGCTTTTATAGCAAATGATATATCCGCTTGAAATCTTTTCATTTCCTCTCCATCTTTAAAAACAACTATTGTAGGTACTACAACTATTTCATATTTATTTTGAGCTTTAGTATTTTCAGCTATGTCTATATATTTTATTTTATCTACATCAGTTAACTTTTTTAACCACGATACATCATTAGTACTATTCCAGCCAGCATTAAATTGTGTTACTGTTATTTGACTAAAAGATATATTTGTTAATAATACTAATAATATTATCAATAAATAAAGAGTAAATGTTTTTGGGTTTGCATTCATTATCTTAATTCGTCTATTTTAGCTTCTATTCTATCTAAGTCTTCTTTTAATTCCTCTACATCATCTGCGGTGTTTTCAATAGTTAACCTTATATTTTTATCCTTCATGTCAAACTCCATTCTTGTTACATCTGGCGGAGGAGGTACTGGAAGTTCTTTTGCTTCTTCTATATCTGCTTGTAAAGCAAACCATCCTCCTATAAGAGTAGCTATTAACGCAGCTATGCCTCCTAGTGTTTTAATACTAATTTTAAAACTCGTATCCTCGTTTAATTCTTTTGCCATTTTAATTCCAAAAAATAATTTTACCTAATATTCCTAATATTACAGCCCATATAGACCATAATGCTTTTGTTGTGTTTTTTCTAAATGATGTATTTTTATTAACTTTAGAAATAGTTCCTACATCTGGGTCTAATAAACGTATTTTTATATCACGTAAATCTTCTTTTACCTTTACTAATTCTTCGTGTATTTGTTTATTAGAAATTGACATTATATTTCAAATCCAAAATTCAATACCATTATTCTAAATTTTTTTGAAGTACAACCTGCTTCACAAAACAAACAAGCTTTAATTTCTAAAACTGTTATTCTACCTAATCTAATAGATATTTCATATTTTTGTTTTTTGTTTCCTTTTGACCAACTGTTTATCCAATTCATTTTATTTGTTTTTAATTTATATATTATCTAAGTATGTTTGTAAATTATCTCTATCTCTAGATGATAAGGCGTTATTACATATTACTATTTCAGCAACTTCCATCGCATTCATAGGTTCACCTATTTTTTCTATAGTTAGTAATTCTGTAATGTCCTCTGTTCCGTCTCCCGTTCCAGATTGTGTTCCTGCAACACCATCTATATATATTTGTATTACTCCTTCTTGATTTCTTTCCCAGCTTATATTAAATATTTCATCATCTGATAATTCTTCTGGTAAATTAAAGTCATGTCTAGAACCATCTATTTTAACCCTAGCTTGTTCGGCAGTTTGTATTTTTAAGAAATTATTACCCGAAGCATCTTCCCATATAAAATCACTCCAAGTTCCATCGGGAAATATACGCATAGTTACAGAAAATGAACCTAAATCTAGGGATGTTGTTAATCTTAAACTGTCTCCACCGTGGTCAAAAATTACACGTTTTGACGTCTGGTCTTGTTTAGGGTGCGTTGTATTATAACTAGCTGTTTGAGCGGGGGTTGAGGTATCTGTTAAATGATTATTACTTCCCGACTTATCTCTCCATTCAGAGACTACATGATTGTTTGCTGAACCACCGACAAAATATGTTGATATTCCTTCATCAAATTTATACCAAGCTATTAAAGATGATATATCTGCAGGAGTCCAATCTGAAGAAGATGGTTTTGATGACGATAACATATTTACTAATCCTAACATATCTTAATCTGTTTATGGTTGTGATGTGTTATAAGTTACTGTTCCCTCTGTAGTCCCTGTAAAATTATTTCCACTACTATCTAAAAGGTTATTTTCAAACTGATAATACGCTATTAACCCGTTTGTTTTATAATCTGTTCTTGTTGGAGAACTAAAATAATTTGTTGATAAGTCTGCTAAAACTCCATCGTTATACATTGCTTGTATTTCTGATGAAACTTTTACTTGATTATACACAGCAAATTGGTCTATGTATCCATCATAAAATGCGCTGCTTACATCTTCATTAGTGCCTATTACACATCTATCCATCGTATCGCTACCCCAGTTGTTTGGTTGCGAAACTGTTTCCTGTAACACTGAATTATAATAAATTTTTACTTCTCCTGTGCCTGCTCCATCGCTTTCCCATGTTACTGCAAAATGGTTCCATCCTAAAGCCATATATTGTGCGTGTGTAATATTTGCTTCGTATGTAGCTTCCTTGTAAACATTCCCTAATCTATAAACAGCTCTAAATTGTGTGTGACCTTTATGATATTGTAGTGTTATACCGTTGTTTGTATCGTCATCTACAAATCTAAATATATTTTGATTGGCAGAAGCATTGTTTTCTCTCATGTTTATCCAAACAGAAACTGTTCCTGAATTTGGATTTACCTGTTCTATAAATTCATCAGGCAAAACAACACCTGAGTCCGCTCCATTTAACTCTAAAGCTAAAGTACTACTAAAAACTCCACTTTCAGTAGTAGGTGAAAGAACCCCGCCTAATCCCAACATTAGTCTCCTATATATGCGATTAACATTCCTGGTGTACCTATATTAACCGATGTCCATCTTCCAAATATTGTAACTCCTTTTGGAAAAGTATTACTTACATCTACTTGGTCACCACCAGTTCCAGATATTCTTGTAGCTGTAGCCGCGTCATGAGCCGCAGCTTGTGTTCCTATGTATTCAGAGGTACCATAATTTGTGTCAGCTACTAAGCCTCCTGAAGAGTCTAATGTAGTATCAGCTAAAAAGGTGATAGCTACAAATACTTTACCTGTAGGGGGAGTTATAGCTCCATCAGCATCTGTAAATACAGAACCTAACTGTCCAAAACTTTTTTTGTATAAATCATCTATGTTTGCCATTTTATTTAATTTAAATTATTTTACAAAGATAATAAAACTTATCTTATTATTGGTGATTCTTTTTCAGAACTACCACCATATATAACTTTTCTAACTTCCTTATGTGTTTGACCAAATGGAGCTACTTCGTACTTTAATTCTGTTTCCCATTTTGGCGTTCCTTTCTCTGCTAGATAAGAATCTCTTTTTTGAGTTTCTCCACTTATAGCGTAATCTACAGTATTACCTATATTTTGAGCTGTTCCGAAAGACGTAGGTATTATTGTATAATTTATAAATCTGTCTACATCCGTCATTACATTAATATCTTTATTTAACTTTTTTAAATGTCTTAAAACTATATCATCTTCACCATCATCGTCTAAAGCTAATATTAATAAAGAAACTACACCAGCTAATCCTATACCCCTTATATAAGCTCCCATTTCTTTTTGTTGGTCCTCTCCAAGTTTGTCATATTCTTCTTTAAATGTAGCCATAGATATATCTCCATTAGTAAACCTACTCCATAAAGAAGATACATAACCACCAGCTGTTGTATAACTACCAGATTGAACTTCACCAAATCTATCTATATCACGCTGTTGGAATCTATCTCCCACCAATGTAAAATACCATTTTTTAAATTGTAAAGCAGCTCTACCTAAAGCGTAAGTACCCAACATTCTTCCGTCTAAAGCAGTGTATCCCTCACCATGTAATGTAGATATTTTGTGATTTATCTGTCTAACTCTTTCTTGTGTAATTTCTCCTGAGCTATATTCTTCTTCTGTTAACATTCCCAAGAAAGCAGCTCCTTGTATATAATTTTCTGATTTATCCATAAAGAAAAACGACAATCTTTCTATCTTACCAAAAGCTCCTTTTTTATTATCTAAATGAACAAAATCACTAAAGCTATATTCTACTATTCTATGCTTTTTTAATATCTCTTGAGAATAGTTCCAATCTTGAAAATATCTTTTTTCTCCAACAACTAATTGTTTACCACCACGTTTACGGTACTCTTGATATTTACCAGCTAATATATTACCTACCGCGACCAACGGATTAAAACCTAAATATCTTAATGTAGTTAATCTAACTAACCAATCTAATATCTTTTCTGCAGTATTAAGTTTTGGTCTTTTCTTTTCTAAGAAAGACTCTTTCCACCATCTTGTTAAATATTCGGCTGCATTTTTATTACCATTTTCTTTATTAAACTGTATAATTGAATCTACTAACACCGACATGTTTTTCATTCCTACAAATGGATTTTCTTTTAGATTTATAGCATTACCATAGTTATCTCTTTGTACGTCTCCATACTTAAATAAAGTACCTCTAATAAATTCTAATAGAGCTCCATTTAAATCCATAGACATGTGTTCAAATTCTGTAGCTTGTCTTCTTCTGTATTCTTCTATTAAAGCCTTGTCTGCTTCTGTAAGTTTGTCAGGAGATATTCCTTCTGCCATTTTTGATATAGCGTCACCGTCATTTAATAAGGCGTCTATTTCTGCGTCAGTTAAAACTATTTTACTACCGTCTTCATTTATACCCTGTTGTTTTAATTTCGTAGCTCTACGTTTCAGTTTTTCTAATATAGCAGCGTTTGCTATTCTTTCTTTTGCTGTACCAGCACTTTTTAAGTATGTTCTTATGCTACTTAAAGACATTAGAACTTCTGTTCCGTTTATATCATGATATAATTTAACATTTTCTACATTCATGTTTTTACCCATTCTCATATCATATAATCCAAATAATCCTTCTTTGCTAAACATTTCTAAATCACCCATCTGTATATTTTTTACAGCGTCTATTCTTTCTTGCCTTATAATGTTTCCAAACTTATCGTTCATTTCTCTATACAAATTCCAATAATCGTACTCTTCTTTAGTAATCTCACTTTTTCTATTTTTCATTTCTTCTGCAGAAATTAAAGTTATTCTACCTCCTTTTTCTCTATTGGTTATGTTACCATATAAAGTTTCATATCTTTCTGTCATATTCATTTGACCCTTTATCTTCTCTATAAGACCAATACCTTTAAGTTTAGATTCTATAAGTTTATCATGAGCTGCGTTTATTTCATTCGTATACATTCTGTATCTAGATAAATAATTGTAGTAATTTTTTTCTATTTCATTTATCATATATTGTATCTCAGGTCTTCTAGATGTCATATTGTTAGACCCCATCCATTTTCTTAACCATGATATATCTTCATTTTTAGAAGGCTTAACAAAATCATAGTTTTGTAAATCTGCTTTTTCTTGTAAATACTTTGTCTGTTTTTCAAATGCTCTTTGTGCTATTTCTTTTCTAATAATATGTTTAGCTCTATTAGTAGCAGAACTATCTAATCTATCTAACTTAGTCATAGCGTCATATAGATATTCATCATCATGTTTTTGTAAAGATTCTAAATTTAATTTATCCGCTGTTAAATCTTCTGCTATTTCGTAATCTATTACATATTGAGAATACCTATCTTTTAACCTTTTATAAATTAAACTATCTTTTTTGATAGAACCCATTGTAATACCCTTGTCTTCTACCCATTCTTTAAAAGATAATAAATCATTACTATCCATATATTCTTTACCTTCACTTGTATATCTATTAAAAGCTTTTTTAGCTCTTTTAACTTCATCCGCAGCAGAAACATCCTGTATTTTATATATGTATATAGGTTTTTCTCCTTTTATAAAAGCTTTGTGATATTTATTTCCATTTTCTTTTATATCATCATAATTATCATATCCTTCACTACGAGCCCAAGAATCAAGATTTTTTATGTCATCTATACTATTTCTTTTTATAGGAGGGCTAATACGTACCAGAGTATTTCCAGGTTTTATTAATTTAGTTATATCATTACCTGTATCATTATATGTATTATAGCCATGACTAATAGTTTTTTTATTACCTGCTATTATAGCTTCTTCTTCTACAATATCTAGTGTCATTTTACCCACAACACCCTCTTCTTCTTTTATTTGTTTACTTCTTTCTTCTAACTGTCTATCTATATTTATATCTCTTTGTTTTTCTTCCTGTATTCTTTCTTCTATTGATTCAATAAAACCTATAACATCAACATTAGGACTTATTCTTTCTTGCATAGAATTTATAGTATTATCCATATATTGATTTATTTTACCTATAAACTTATCAGAAAATAAAGGAGATAAAGAATCTTCTTTGAATCCAAATTCAAAAAACTTATATTCAATATTAAACATTAAAATTTGTTCTCTTTCTTTCAAATCATTAAATCCATTTCTCATTTGTTGTATTTCTGATTCTGTAATAAATTCATTTAATAGTTGTTTATTTAAAACTACTTGTTCACGACCCTTACTATTTTTTACAATTTTCATAGATTTAAAAAACGTATTGTCTGGATTGGACTTCATAACCTTTTTTAATTCTTGTATTAATCTACTTTTAGTTAAATTAGGATATATAATATCTGTCATATTTTCTAACATTTTATCAGATATTATTTTGTTGATTATTTTATTTTTTTGGTCCTTACTTTTGTATAGTAATCCTTTTTTATTATTATAAACTTCTTCCATTATGGACTGCATATAAGGAGTGTATCTTATATCTGTTACAGAAGCTCTATTTAACATCGTTTCAAATAAACCTAAAGCGTGTGTCATAATAGGATTTTCAAAAAGTCCTCCCATATTTCTTTTTTCGTCTCCTCTTATGTCATTAATCTTTTTTACTACACTCATCAATTCTAAAGGATTCTTTTCTATAGATTGATGTACTGTAAACGCTTTACCTACAGGTTGAGCTACATCTTTATTAAATTGTTCTAAGTTATATATAAGACTTAATGTTTTGATTTGTTCTTTTGATAAAATAGCTTTTTCCCTCATTCCTTCTGCTTCAAATTCATCATATATAAATTCAACTGTCTCAGGAGATTGCTTGCTTAACCAATTAATAAAGTCTGAAC